GTCGTATTGGAGGTATCAGTCACTTGTTGGAGGGTTTGAAGTTGAGTCAACAAATTGGAGGGTTCAATCTTTTTGAGATCATTGTTTACGTTGTTCACGTACACATAGTTGATGGCATCTTCATCGAGAACGATTTGAGCGTTGGGGATATCGTTCGCGCGACCGATACCCGTGACGAAAACACCTCCGTTACTCGCGTGAATCTTTGACACTATACCAACATTTTGAATGAGATCGTTATTGAATGGTTTAACATTCGAGAGTCCACCGGGTACAGTGTTACTCACATATACAGTTTCACCCGCGACGAAATCTTCGGTCACAACACTGAGAGCTTTACCATACGCAACCGCTGTCCCCTGCTGACCGGGTGTGAGGAGCTGATTCGAGAGACCGATACAGGGCATCGTAGCAGGGCTATTCGATTGCGCGAGACCGACATTGAGTATGTTCGCGTTATGTGTCCCTTTGACATAGACAGCATCACCAGCCTCGATGTTGACACCGTTGAGGTCGTTTCGTATTTTTATGTATGTGTGTACGGGATATTCGTTTATCCAATCCGCACCGTCGTAGACGAGTGTCTGATCAGCTAAAAGTGTATTGATGTTTACGTTCGCCATCTGATCGAGTTTGACTTCAACATTCGATGTGAGATCGGTCGTCAAAGCCGTTGTCGGGTTTGTAAATTGAATTGTGTTTGAGGTTGTATTTCCGTGATCAGAAACAACTTGGAGATTGACATTAGAGAGAAGTCCACCGTCACCATAATACTCCGTCGCGTACGCATTACCGGTGACATTGAGATTTGTCTGAACATCTACATTCCCTGTGACAACCACATTAGAGGAGACAAAGGCGTTCCCAGTGACATTGAGTTCTGACTCTGCGTTTAGATTAGAGGAGACAAAGGCGTTTCCAGTAACGTTAAGCTCAGATTGAGCGTTTAGATTCGAGGAAACGAAGGCATTCCCAGTGACATTGAGTTCTGACTCTGCGTTTAGATTAGAGGAGACAAAGGCGTTCCCAGTGACATTGAGCTCTGACTCGGCGTTCAGGTTTGATGAGATGAAGGCATTCCCGGTGACATTGAGTTCTGACTCCGCGTTCAGGTTCGAAAAGACGAAGGCGTTCCCAGTGACATTGAGCTCCGACTCTGCGTTTAGATTCGAAAAGACGAAGGCGTTCCCAGTGACATTAAGTTCCGATTGGACATCGGTGTTTCCGGTGACCACCACATTCGATGCAATGTAGGCATTTCCTGTGACATTAAGTTCTGACTCTGCGTTCAGGTTTGATGAGATGAAGGCATTCCCGGTGACATTGAGTTCTGATTGTACATCAGTGTTTCCAGTGACTACAACATTAGAGGTGATGTAGGCATTTCCGGCGACGTTGAGATCGGTTTGTACATCCGCATTCCCTGTGACCACGATATTTGAAGATATGTATGCATTCCCAGTGACGTTGATATCAGTTTGTACATCCGCGTTCCCTGTGACCACGATATTCGAAGATATGTATGCATTCCCAGTGACGACCGCATCTGTGAGGACATTCAGGTTTGTCTGAACATCGACATTTCCAGAAACATAGGTATCACCTTGGACATGAAAGTCTGTGGATGGGGTCAAAGTGTTGATACCGACCCTATCTGTGGAGGCGTCAACAAATAGGGTGTCTGTGTCAACTGTAAAATCAGAATGTATATGTGCACTTCCCACAACATCTAGGTCTGTTTGGGGGTTCAGGGTATTTATACCGACGCGATCCCTAATGGCATCTACATGGAGTGTATCTGTGTCGACTGTAAGATTAGAGTTTACATGTAAGCGACCATGTACACGGGCATCGATGAGTTCTGATGATGGTGTGATGGTGGAACTCGTCGCACTGCTCGTGGTGTGTGCGATGACAAACTCGTCGACACCTTCACGATACCCCATCGTGACATTTGTTCCGGTACGATCCATGATAATACCCATATCGGAGGTGGTATTTCCCTTCCCCACCTCGATAATGGCATCTTTGATGACTGTATTTTCGGTGTTAATGGATGTGATTGTCCCTTTCACATCAAGATTGCCACCGATGACAACATCATCTTGTACGTACGTGTCTCCCAATACGGTGAGGACATTTGCACCCCCTTCATCCACATAAAATTTTGTACCTACATCGAGGGTGTGTATGGGTGCACCATTCGCGATACCCACGTTGGAGAGGGTGGTCACGGATGTTTCGGCGTTATTGAAGGACACAGTATTCGAGGTGACGTTTCCATTTATGACGACATCTTCGAGTGTCATGTTAAGGACTTCTTCCGCAGTGACGTTCGAATCAGCGATTTCTTTCGTTTCCACATTGTAAATCAACATCTTGTAGTTTGGATAATCACTACTCTCCTCTTTTCTGATGGGTGTCATGTACACCGCACCAGGTTGTGTCGCGTCAATCTGGACATTACTGGCATTGAATACGATCGTATTTTCACCCTGGTCTTCGGTACAATTTTTACCAAACCTAATTTTGGTCGAACGTTCAATCGTCGGTATGTTCTTGACCATTTAATATAATGAGGCATTTTAATTTGCGTAGAGGAGACCGGCCATACCGTTCTCGATACGAAGAATGTTATAGTTTACTGCATAGATTGGGTCGTTGATGGGCATAGTCTCACTCATGATTTTGGCTGATGTGAGGCGACTGAAGTTGAGAGTCCCTGTAGGTTGGAGAGAACTTGTCGATAGACAGAAGCAATACAAAAAGAAATCGGGAGATGTCACGAAGTTTGTATGATAGTAATTAGTAACATCTATGAAGTGTGGTTTTCCCCATCTGTAGTTGCTCACGTCGATACCATTGATATTCAGTTTAACTTTGTTTGTGGGGGAGGTTAGAGCACCATCAGTGGTGGTATCAGAAGAGGCAAGATACTTAACCGGGTGATTGAAAGTGAGGTCTTGGATCACAGTTCCACTCGGAATATTCTTTTGAACCTGGGTGATGAGAAGGTCGTGTTTACGCGAGGCGATATTACCCCTTTCTTCATTGTCCAAATAAAAATAGTTCGCAAAGCATTCTACATTGTAGTTAGACGCGGCGGTTGCCCAATGAATGCGAATCTCGACGTTGTGGTAGTTTAGGGCTACGAGGGGGAGAGCGCACTGGGGTCCCTCACAAAAGAAGAAGCGAAGGGGGTAAAAGTAAGAACGAGCGCTCACACCTGGGTGCGTACCATTGGAGCTCTTAGATACATTTTGGGCGAATGTATCAATGGCAATCTTTTCTGTGAAGATTGCATCCTGTGTATCCACGAGGGAGCCACCGATATAGAGTTCCACTTTATCGATGATGGTATCCCATCGCTGAACATCTAGGGCTTGTATGGTATCATCGAGTGTAAAATACACGTAACTAAGAAGGTCTCCAGAACGTTCAAATTGAACGCTGGACATAGAATTGTTTTTCACCGCTCCATGGATGGTTTGTTTTTCAGTGGATTGTGAAAAATTAGCATGCCTTTTGAATGTTGAACTGAAGAAAGAAATTTCGGGGTGACCAGTGATAAATTCATCCTGGGCCCCGATGGCGATCAATTGCACAACACCGGCGGACATGGTATACTACTTTAAATGGAGAAAATTACAAATTAGGTTTTCTACACACGAAACGAATGACTAAGAAGTTTTTGTCGTTGACACCCACTCTCTCTATGGTTTGACCATCTTCGTTGCGAATGGTGACATTGAGACGGTCGATACGACGAATGGGGTCGATATACTGGGTCACCACTGGATAATCATCCTTGAAAGTTACAGTGGTACTTGCGTCCTTGACCAGGCTCGCGAACGATCCACGGAGAATACTCAGCGATGCTTGACCATCGTATACGTTGGACGCACGGTCTGTAAATATGGAGTCCAACTGCTCGATCGACACATAACAATGTTCGGTCGCAGCTGTTGTGTTGATACGGGCAGCGAGAAGTCTCGCCTGAACAACATTTTTAACTGGTTGACTGAGAAAACATGTAAATGTATTGGAGCTAGCCTGACCAATGGTATCCACAGTGATCGTATGGTACTCATAATTGAGATCAGGGATTGTATCCGTGGGTGAAGTAATGGAAGCCATTTATAGTTAGCTTAGATTAAAGATCCACCGATTCCATCCTCGATCGCATAGTTAGCGTGATCGGAGACGAGTTTCTGAGCACCACAGAGACCACCAGGAGTAAGACCCATGCTGTAGGCATCATCTTCCTTACCCGAACCAGCGGTACAGTCGAGACCGGGATTGAGATCGAAAATGGACGCCTCCGATACAGTCTTGATCCGGATTGGCCTGGGTTGGTACGCACTGACGTTACGAGTCAGTGCGAGGACGACGATTAATAGGATCATGACAATAATGGAAGTGACTGCATTGCGGTTCGCTTGATTCAACTTGAACATTTATTATAAGTATACATTTTTTTAAAGTGCGTTAAAGATATTTTTTTTAGTTTCTACATAGAGAGTAGATGGACGAAGAAATAATTCTCGACCGAGGAAATACAACTGTGATGAAGTTAGATGCCGATGAGCAGGCACTCATGGATGAGATTGAAATCTCTGCACCTCGTCCCAAACCAGTTCCTCGTCCAGTACACCGACAAGCTCCTCCTCAGATGCCACGACAGGAGGCGATGGATGCTTTTGTGAATCCCAATAAACAATCAGCCCCTACTCAACCTCAGCAGGATGAAGAGATTGACTATGGTGAAAATGAAGAGACTTTCTTTGATGATGAACCACCCAGCCAAGAAGAGCAGCCTTCGAAGGGGTACACCTCTATTGATGAGGAAAAGGCAGATCTGATTAACAAGTTGGGGCGTCTTGAAAAGAAGGGTTTCGCAGTAAACAAGAGACTCACAGCCTATTCGAACATCGAGGAACTGCGATCAGAGGTGAAGCGTATCACATACAGCATAGATGTGGAGCAGTCGGTACGCTTTTCGAGGCGAATGTTGATTGCGTGTGTGACTGGTCTGGAGTTCCTCAACAAGCGCTACAACCCCTTTGAAATACAACTAGAAGGTTGGTCTGAGTCTGTCATGGAGAATGTTGATGATTATGATGGTGTCTTCGAGGAGCTCTATGTCAAGTACCGCTCGAAGGTCAGTGTCGCCCCTGAGGTGAAGTTGATCATGATGTTGGGTGGTTCGGCGATGATGTTCCACCTCACGAATAGTATGTTCAAGTCGGTCATGCCTAACATGAACGATGTCATTAAGCAGAACCCAGATCTCGTGAAGAACATGATGTCCGCAGTTCAGAATACGACCAGGAATACGGATGGACCAGCTGACAACGCCCCCGTGGGTGGTACGGGTAACTACGAGATGCAGGGCCCCGGTGTCGACATATCGAGTCTCATGGGTGGTATTATGATGCCACCCCCACCCCCAATGAACACAACCATGCCCGGACCCACCAATGAGAG